TCATAGCGTCTGGTGATGCCTGTTGAGGGTCAGACGATGAAGTAGATGAATAAGACTTTGTCTGTCGGGAAGGCCAAGTAACCTAAGCTGGGTATTGAGTCGGTAAACAACGCGATGATAAGGGAGGTTGAGCTGTCGGGCGATGCGTTTCATGGTTAATCCTCGCGCCAGGGAAGAGAGAATTTTCCACTCCGTTGCTGGAAAGAGCGGAGCGTGAATACTCCTTTCAGGAGGCACCAACAGTGCCTGGCGGAACGGAACAACGGAGAGGTCACGGGCTATAACATGAAAAGGGCCCGCTGCGCGCAGAAAACTCATTTGCGCCGGATCGTCTTTTGAGGCGAGGAGATAGATATGCAAACCGCGATTACATAAATTAGGCTGCCGCAGGGTTTCCAGCGCCTCCAGCCGGGAGGTTGTCAGGGTCTCCATATCAACAATTAAGTGGGAAAGATAGGGTTCGCAAAGCTGATGATTGGCCATCTCCAGTGATGGAAAGACTGCGTTTCGTTTGCCGGAGAAGAGACAACAGCGCCAGGCATAACTTAAGTAGTGATCGGTAGAGATTAGCGTCTGGCTAATCATATATTCCGGCAGTGCAAAATTGAGTTGCTGGACAAGTTGTTCCAGCGTATCAAAAAGGGGAGGCGTTGCGCCCCGGTAAGGTAGAACCCGATGCGTCGGTTTATCGCTGCGATGTTTTTCTCTACGGATACGTTTTCGCATTTTTCCCTCGCCAACGTATTTTATTTTTCGGCTTAAACGCCCTGTCCATTCAGGCTTTGCCAGCAGCAAACGCATGCTGCATGTCCTGCTTTATGCCCTGTTAAGAGCAACATTTTTACAATCTGATTCATGCAGAAACAGGTACAGATACTTAAAGCCATCTGGGATATTTCCCAAGAAGTGGGGCAGGATTAAGGCGGGGACGTAGGCGTAATGGCGCATAAACTTGCGGATTGCCGCGAAAACGCGCAGGCGCGTTCACTTCGCAGGCAACCAGCCTAAAATACATTGACTCACCTGGTGCGGACCGTATAATTCCAGGCGTTTCCACCGTAAAGTGGTGGCATCGCGTAATGCGCCCTTAGCTCAGCTGGATAGAGCAACGGCCTTCTAAGCCGTAGGTCACAGGTTCGAACCCTGTAGGGCGTACCATCCTTTCTTCTACTCACGTCTCCATAAGTCCAGTAAATCCAGTCTCCACGCTATTCCTCAACTATTTATCATCTCCCATTGTCTATTAACATATCTTGAAATCTACTGTTATGTGGGGGTACATTTGGGGGTATATTTTGTTCAATAAAATGAGATACCCCCAGAGTGAAGCTCACAGCACGTCAAGTAAGCACTTCCAAACCTCAGGACAAGCCCTATAAACTCTCTGACGGTGGAGGAATGTATCTGCTGGTAAACCCAAATGGTTCTCGATACTGGAGACTCAAATATCGCTATGCAGGTAAAGAAAAACTGCTGGCTCTTGGTGTGTACCCTGATGTCACCCTGGCTGATGCGCGCGATAAACGTAATGAGGCAAAGCGTGTCATTGCTGCCGGCAGCGATCCATCTGATGTGAAACAAGCCATCAAGAACGCAAAAGCTGTAGCAATGCAGAACAGCTTTGAACTGATCGCTCTTGAATGGCATAAACATAAAAAAACAAACTGGTCATCTGGTTATGCCGACGACATCCTTGAGTCCCTAAGGAAAGATATTTTTCCTTATATCGGCAAGCGAGCCATTACTGATATCAAACCTGTTGATATGTTGGCTGTGCTGAAGAAGCTGGAAGAAAGGGGCGTGCTCGATAAACTCAAAAAAATACGACAAGCCTGTAAGCAAATTTTCACATATGCAATCATCACCGGCCGTGCAGAAAACAACCCAGTTGCGGACCTGGCAGGAGCTCTCAAACCACCGAAGCAACAGCACTACCCCCATTTACAATGGGATGAACTCGGCGGGTTTATCGAAGCCCTCATGGGCTACAGTGGAAGTAAAATAACCCGGACTGCCACTTTTCTGCTGATGTATACCGGCGTCAGAACCATTGAACTACGTGCCGCGGAGTGGAAGGAATTCGACTTCTCAAATAATCTCTGGCAGATCCCCAAGGAACGCATGAAGATGCGCCGTCCTCACCTAGTACCTCTCACGAGCCAGGTTAAAGCTATGCTATTAGAAGTCAAAAGTATCACCGGGCGCGGTAAATATGTTTTCCCAGGGCGCAATGACGCTGGAAAGCCGATGAGTGAGGCTAGTATCAACCAAGTCATAAAAAGGGTAGGTTACGATGGGAGAGCAACGGGCCATGGCTTCCGCCATACCATGAGTACCATTCTTCATGAGCAAGGATTTAATACCGCATGGATTGAATCTCAACTCGCTCATGCCGACAAGAACACTATTCGGGGAACATATAACCATGCTCAGTACATTGACGGGCGACGCGAAATGCTTCAGTGGTATGCAGACTATCTGGATGAGTTGGCTGATAAAATCACCGGCTGAGAGTTTTACTCTTTGAGATGAAAAATAGTTGTTCCAATAATTACACTTGTTCCATATTTAGATTTAAAAATGTAAATCATTGTTTTTTAGATATATTTACACATTTAAGTTGGAGGGGATTTTTCGGGTTGGAACAAATGCATAAACGTGATTGTTTGTCAGGCTAGACAAAGGCTGGTTATGTATACAGTTCACTATGGACATGTATACTCCAGTAGACGATAATTCATTCAAAGGTAATGGCTATGTATAGGCTGTTCTTCTAATATCCGTACACCTCTGCGGGTTGGCATAGCCACCAAAAAAAGAGGACGCGAGGTGGCTGTATATGGCATTACCAAAGAGGGAGTATTATACACTTCAGCAGGCAGCTAAAAAATCGGGTTGTGAAATAGAAGACCTTTTGCACTATGCAGCAATAGGCGTATTACAACTCTGCGTACATTATGAGGACAGCAATAAAGCTGGTAGCGATTGTTATTTTTACGCCTCACTATCTGATAGTTTATTAGATGAGTTAAACGACAATCAAGAAAGTTTTACTATGCATTATTCCTCTAGATATAATCTTATAACTATGGATTCTAATGCTTATTTCTTCACTGCCGAGGATGGTAATCCGTGCTGGGCCGAGTATGTTAATGGATGGTTTGCGATCGCACATACTGAGCTAACATTACCTGCATTTGAGAAATCTAAAAAAGCTGATGTTTCTCAACTTATACATCCGCGAAATAACTTGAATACAAACACCGAAGGATGGGATTTATCAACAAAAGGATTTGATGTGAGTGGGCCTTGTTTTTATGAGGCGAAAAGTTTTTCATCAGATGATTTTGTAATAATGGCAGATGAGTTGGATATTCTAATGAATGGTGGAATGAAGATTGATCTCTTTAGCCTGACTGATGAATCAGCCCGTATTAAAAATGTTTTGACAAAAGATGTTGGGAATAAAACGCTAACGTCAATGGCTAAACTAATTAAATCATTACTTTATCTTTGCTATAAAGATGAGGATATTGTAAACAACCCCCGAAAGCATTTTGATAACAGTCAAAGTGAAATCAATAAGGATTTCGATACGCTCGGGCTTAAACTTCCATCAGGAAAAACCATCGATAAATGGCTCCGGGGCGTCGATCTCGATAAGAAATGAAAAATGGAATATTCCATGTGTGTATTGGAATATTCCGAAGTCGTGATGTCTACAAAAGTAACCTTTAACCGTTGTCTACCAGCGTCTAACCAAGGCGCATTAGTGATACTGGGGGTTACATGTCACAACCATCTCTAATCCGTTTTCATGAAGTGCAGAGGCGCACTGGCTACAGCAAAGCCTGGATTTATCGTCTTATGGGACAAGGTAAATTTCCATCCTCCGTGAAAATTGGTTCTCGCGCAATTGCCTTTGTCGAAAGTGAAGTTGATAACTGGATTAACCAGCGCATCGAAGAATCGCGCAAGGAGGTTGCCTGATAAAGAACACTCTATGTGCATTTGTTGCGTGTCGTTTAATTAGCATCTGGTTAAGATCTGATTGTCGCGGCAGTTATCAGCGAATTAAAGACAGGTAAATTATCATGATTAAATTATATGCCCCTACTGGGGAGGATCTCGCTCAACCTAAAATTGTACAGCACGGCATTTCTACGCCAACCATGAGTAGTCTGGAAATGGTCGATTACATCAATGCTGAGCGGCAGATGAAAGCTAAAGAGGAGGGAATGTCATTCCCATGCAAGAAATATCGCAAGCTTCGCCACGACAGTTTGATGGCGAAAGTGCCAAAAGTCTTGGGTGAAGCTCAATCTCCAAAATTTTTTGGAGATTACATTGATGGCAAAGGGCGAGGCCAATCTTGCTACAACTTCCCTAAACGCGAGGCCTGCCTGATGGCAATGAGTTATAGCTACGAACTGCAGGCTAAGGTCTACGATTACATGGAAGAGTTAGATCGCCAAGCTCATGGCTATCTCAATTACTCAGTGCAAGAACTGCAAGCAATTGTGGCTGGAGCTCGTAAGGTCTCAGATGAAGACTCAAGTGACGCTGGCCGTCGTTTACGTAAACGTCAGGACGACTTGGTACTGCTTGAAAAAGCGGAATCGCTGGTTGAGAGCCTCAGTCAGTTGAAGCTTGATTTAATCTGTAGCGGTCGTGATAAGGAGATTCATTAATGTGCGATAAGCAAAAACTCAATCCTGTTAATGAACTTGAGAGAATCAGGGCGTTTGCAGTTGCTGCAGGATATTTATCCACTACTGGGAAAGAGGCGACGCTGTTGCATGAACTTGTAGATTTAGTGGGGGAAATCGCCCGCAAGGCACTCGAGCATGAAGGCGTTTTATAGTCTCGTTAATATGGGGTGGCTTGCGCCACCCCATATTTTTATTCGTTCACCTTCCTATCCGCGTTTCTCTAGCCAATTACTCTGTTTCCATCCCGTACACCGCTCTGAGTTGCTTCAGGACTAAATTTTTGTCAAACATCGCGTGATCCTCAAAACGGTTTGCTGGACTGAAGGGCTTCAACATCTTTCACGTAGCGATCATGCATGGCATCCCACTGCTGGCACCACTTTTCCATGTCACGCTTTCGAGCCAGAATACGGCGCAGACGGCGTACACAACGCTTGTGGGCTGCCATATACTCTGGCTTTGTCTCACCGTCACGCCAGACCTCCATATCGTCACGATCAATGCGTACCCGCGGGTGACGCTGCTGAAAACCGGAGCGCTCAAAAGCCCAGGTGGTCATGAAGAAAGCCAGATAGCGGATCGCCGTATTGCGGGTGAAGCATTTTTTGATGCGGCCGTGACGGCGTGCCACGAACAACGGACCAGCCGGGGTGTCGTGTTGCTGTAATGCCAGGTCGATTGCGCTGGCGATGCGTTTGTCAGTCATTTTCTGTCCTTCAGTTTTGAATAGCGTTCGTGGCTCATCACTTCCCAGTTCTGGCCACCGTCGCGGGAAAGCAGGCGCCAGCGGAGATTCACATTCAGGCTCAGATAGCCTGTCTTGTGCATGCGGCGGGGGCGGATCCGCCCTGCGCGGTGCTGGCGCAGCACACTCACAGCCCTTTCGTGAACCCATTCAGGGATTCGGATCGCAGTAAGTGTCATGAATGCTCCTGTGTGATGGCCGCTGTTTTCTTCGCGTGTTCGACCAGCTCAGCCACAAGCTCATCAACCAGCAGCTTTCCGCTTTCTGTCAGGTATTCGCCATGACCATTCACATCAACTGCATTCCGGTACAAATCGCGGATAGCTTTATAGCCCTCGACGCTTCCATGCTCTTTCCGGGCTATCTTTTCGAAGCGAACAAGAAGCCCATCCAGAACAATTTCAGTAATCTCCAGCGTGGCTATACCGCCTTTAGGAAGACTGATAACAATGCAGGTGCTGCCAGTTTTTCTCTGGTGGCGAATCAGGGCGGCTTTTAATATCCGACGGTGGTAAGTCGAAATTAAATTATCCATGCGTTTTACCTTTCCTTTCTGCTTCATCGTTCGCCAGAACGATTTGCTCTTCTTTGTCTGTCCAGTCGAAAACTGAGCCAGCAATATCGTAAGCCAGACCTAAAAGCGCATTAAGTTGAAAGCAGTCAAACTGCTCATGGTGAGCATGGATTGTCTGCATAAGGAAATTAAGTTGCTCTGCCTGAATCTTAACGTTCATAATATTCTGACGCTGCTGAATCATTTGTTATCTCCCATATGCTTTCTTTAAATATAAATTTGCGATAACCCAATAGCCGGCGCTGCACATCATTTTTGCTGTCTTAAAAGCATCTTTTTTTCATGATGAACGACATAAAAAAGATTGTGAGATTCCACAGCAATTAAGCTGAAATAAATCCTTTGAATTAATATTATTTATTTTTTATCTTTAAGAGCTTGCTCTTCTATGAGCCAGGCGCATACGTCGCCAGTTAACGTGCTAAGCAGAGAGGCTACAGCTTCAATCTCAGTGCATCCATTTTGTTTGGGTACAGTTGCATCATGTGGCAAATAATTTCTGCTTGATAGGCCTTCTCTTTAGCTTGTTCTAAAGACATTTCATGCGCCATGATCACAATCCTTTAAACCAGAAAGATATGAGGCTGAATGTGATATCTTATTTGTTGCAATCCCAAGTTCTGCAAGGTCTGCGATGATGCAGGAAAGTTTTCCAATCTTTTCTTTATCTACGCCAGCATCTTCTGCAAGCGCGAATATGCTCAGGCCAATATAATTTATGGCTTCGAGAATTGAAATTGTTTTAGTGTCACAGTCACAAGCTAAATCACCATAATCGATACCTGAGCAATTATTGCTATAACGAAAATCATCAATATCTACGAGCTGATAAAACTTTTTGGTTTTTGGTGAGGTTGTCATTTCAAGGCTCCGTTTTTTGCCGATGAAATGATAATAGACAATGCTATTGGCTGAATCAATAGATTAATCTATTAAATTTGCTATTGAAATGAGATGTTGACGTAATTACATGAATTTAATAATAAAAAAAAGCCGCTTGCGCGGCGTTTTTTTATGGATTTGGACTCACAATAGTACTGAGTACCAGAATACTCGTCCAATAATTTCAAGGTTTTGCAATGATTTCTCCTCGGCAGGAAACTCAGCGCTGTTATAGCTTCTTATGCTGACTGTATCTGGACCAGTACGGTATAGAAGTTTAATTCTTTTCCACCCATCTTCATTTATGGCATAAATCTTTCCATCAACGATTTTTTTATCTTCTAAGTTGACTGCAACGGTAGTTCCATCAGGCATGGCTGGTTCCATGCTGCCGCCTCTAATCGGAAAGCACACTATACTGCTACCACTTGGATCAGCGCCTACTCTGAGAAGGGTAGATTTCGAGAACCTAACCTTATGGCCACTATCGCCATCTTTGACAAGGTGATCATCTGAACCTGCAAACTCAATATCATTCAGAAGCACCACATCAACTTCGTCTTCACTGACTGGCGTGTTGTCACTTCCATTCTCCCCTGGATGGTCTTCATTTTTTTTATTCTCAGGTTTATTTGAATAATCATCAGCAGTCATTGGCTCTTCACCGCTTACAAGCCACTCTGGCCTAACGTTCAGGGCTTTCGCTATATCAAGTATCTTGGACGAACCATTCGCCCTCCCTGTGGCTATTCGCCAAATAGTAGGCTGAGCCATTCCTGCTTGCTTAGCCAGCATACCTTGGCTCATACCTGCTTGAGACATTGCGTAATTGAGTCTTTCGCCCAACGTAAGTAATTCGTTTTTGTTCATCTCATAGTCTCCTCTATTGCATTTTATGTCCAAATGATAAGTATGTCTATTGCTCGCGTTAATAGCTATTGCTATTATTGATTAATAGCAATTCGGAGGGGGCATCTAAATGACTAAAACGGCAGTAGAGAAAGCTATCGATATAGCTGGCGGTGTTCACGCGTTAGCGAGAGCTGTTGGTGTTAAACAGCCATCCGTTTCCTATTGGAAAAAGGTTGGTAGGGTCGGTACCGATTATGTTCTTGACGTAGCTGACGTGACTGGGATTCCAGCACATGAACTGAGGCCAGATAAACCAAGACTTTTTCCCGTTCCGCACATCAAGGATAGCAAGTGATGCATCGAGAACCAGCAACTGTTAACAGCAATTTGGGAGGATAATTCAGTGAGTCAATTCTTACAGCTCGTTGATCGTCCGATTGCTTTTCAGCGGTCCTTTGTGCGTTTGGGGGTTGGTATAACCGGGGCTTTGCTCCTGTCCCAGATTGTTTATTGGCAAAACCGTATGGAAGGGCAATGGTTTTATAAAACCCAGGCTGAACTCGAGGAAGAGACAGGGCTGACCCGTTACGAGCAGGAAGGCGCTCGTAAAAAACTGGTTACTTGTGGCGTTCTGGAAGAAGCGAAGCGCGGCATCCCTGCGAAATTATATTTCAGAGTAAATCAGGAGCGTTTGGAAGAGCTTCTTGTCGGTGAAAACCAGCATGCAGGTGTGGGGAAAACCAACAACCAAGGATGCGGAAATTCCGCAAACAGTGATGTGGAAAACCAGCATGCAGGTGTGGGGAAAACCAACGAACAGTTACGTGGAAATTCCGCATCCATTCATACAGTAGATTACCAAGAGACTACACAGAAGATTAATACAGAGAATAAATCTCTCGGTGCATCGGCTGAAGCCGACACGCCGAAGGTGAAATCTTGTACTGATTATTCTCCTACATTCGAAGAAGCCTGGCAGGCATACCCAAAACGCGCTGGTGGCAATCCCAAAGCCGCAGCATTCAAGGCGTGGAAAGCACGTCTGAAAGAGGGCGTAAGCCCGGCAGACATGCAGGCAGGCGTAACGCGCTATGCGGCATACGTCAGCGCCACTGGCAATGCCGGGTCGCAATTCGTCAAACAGGCAGCAACATTTTTCGGTCCCGATCGTCATTTCGAAGAGTCATGGCAGGCACCATCCATAAACGGAGGTGGTCGCCGCAACGCACTTCCGGTCTCCGGGTTCGGTGAACAGAACTACGGCGACTCAGACTGCAACTGGTAATTTCAGGGGAAACAACATGCTGACTATCAAACAACGCGAAGAAAAAGACAGCCTGCAGGCGAAGCGCGACGCATTAACCGAAGAACTCGAATTTGCCGTGGAGCATAAAAAACCATGGCGGTGGGGCAGCTGGGAAGCGGGTGGGGTTACCACGGTGTCATGCGCCATCCACGGGGATTACGAAAGTCTGGCGCTGTCCGGAAAATCCCTGCGTGGCGCTGAAAACGTCGTTCACTCGCCCTGCCCGGCGTGCATCAGGGATCAGATTGTCCAGGCAGAAGCCGCGCTGCGGGAACTGCGCGTGTGCGACCTGCTGGACAATGCCGGCATTGCGCGCCGCTTCGAAGCCTGTGAGTTTGGCAATTACCAGGCTATTAACCCCAGCGCGGCGAAAAATCTGGCTGCCTGCCAGCGGTATGCCGCCACATGGCCAGAGCGTCTGCAGGCGGGCACCGGGCTTGTCATGACGGGCACATGCGGTACCGGCAAAAACCATTTAGCCGTTTCGCTGGCAAAGAAAATTATCCGCGATCACCTGGCGAAGGTGGAGATCACCGATGTCATGCGCCTTATCCGTGCGGTGAAAAGCACCTGGCGCCACAATGCCGAAAGCAGTGAGGAACAGGTTATCGAGCACTTTGCCACCCTGGACCTGCTCATCATCGACGAGGTAGGGGTGCAGTTCGGCAGCCCTACAGAGATGACCATCCTCCAGGAGGTGATCAACGCCCGCTACGAAAGCATCCTCCCGACGATTCTTATCAGCAACCTCACATTTGAGCAACTGAAGGAAACCATCGGCGAACGCATCGTTGACCGGGTCACGGACGGGGGCATTAACAAGCTGGCTTTCAGCTGGGAAAGTTTCCGCAGTAACCGCGGGGCCGCAGCATGAGTCAGGTCTGGCGAAATGACGATCTGGAGGGTGCTGTTATCGGCGCTATCTTCCTGCGCGGTGCAGATCCCGAAGTGCTGGATATTCTCTCCCGCGTACCGGGGAGCGTGTTCTCTGTTCATCAGTATCGGGAAATCTATGCGGGAATCTGTCGCCAGGCGCGCAGCGGGGTAATTGACCCGTTGTTGCTCTGCGAGGTACTCCCGGATCTGAGCGCCACGATTATGGCATCGTCGAGTATTGCCTGGGCTAAATCAGCACTTATCTCGTACGTATCCATGCTGACCCGCAATGCCGCTGTTCGCGACGCTGAAAAAGCCATGACAGAAGCACTTGCCGGCATCCGGGATGCGAAAACCGGTGATGCCGCGGTCGCTGCCCTCGAATCTGCCAGGCAGGTGATGTCGTTAATCGATGTCAGCGCCGACACCGTTAACCCTGTTCACATTGATGAATTGCTTCCTGAGGTTCTGGCGCGTGTTGAAGCGCGCATGGAGGGCACGGAAGAGGGGCGCAGCCTGCTTACCGGTATTGACGACCTCGACGCGAAAACGGGCGGGATCGATATCACCGACTTGGTGTTTATCGCCGCGCGGCCGTCAATGGGCAAAACCGAGCTGGCGCTGGACATCATTGATAAGGTTTCTGCTCAGGGGCATGGTGTGCTGTTCTTCAGCATGGAAATGGCAAACATTCAGATCGGCGAACGCATGGTTTCAGCGGCGGGCGGTATGCCTGTTTCACGCCTTAAGGCCGCCGATCGCTTTGAAGATGAAGACTGGGCGCGGCTTACGAACGGTGTGGGCCACCTTACGGGCCGCAACATCTGGATGGTCGACGTTAACGATCTGACTGTTGAGCAAATTTGCCAGACGGCAACCCGCTGGAAACTTGCCCATCCTGAAATCGCGCTGGTGGTGGTGGATTATCTGGCACTTATCAAAATCCAGAGCGCCGCCCGGTACGATCTCGCAGTCGGTGATGTGTCGAAAGGCCTGAAGCGTCTGGCAAAAGCAAACAAAACACCGGTTATCGCCCTGAGCCAGCTTTCGCGCGGCGTTGAATCGCGCCCCAATAAACGCCCGATGAACTCTGACCTTAAAAACTCCGGCGAAATCGAGGCCGACGCTGATCTGATCATGATGCTTTACCGTGACGAGGTTTATAACCCCGAATCCCCGGCGAAAAACATTGCCGAGATCAATATTACCAAGCAGCGCAACGGTGAGCTGGGAACTGTATACCGCCGGTTCTTCAACGGCCATTTCCTGCCGATCGATCAGGATGAGGCAAAAGCCCGGTCTGCGCCGCCGGTCAGGGCTCAGGCGCGTCGCTATGCGAAAGGGAGCCACCCGGCATATGAAGATTTTTAATATCACTCCGATGGGTAAGCCACGCATGACCCGCGCAGATAAATGGAAAAAGCGGGATGCGGTTCTGCGTTACCGGGCCTTTTGCGATGAGGTTCGCCTGCATGGACTGGTTATGCCGGAGTCCGGAGGACATATCACTTTTGTCATTCCCATGCCCGCCAGCTGGAGCCTGAAGAAACGCGCTGCGATGAGTGGTCAGGCGCACCAGCAAAAACCGGATGTCGACAACATGATTAAGGCGCTCATGGATGCGCTGTTTACCGATGATGCGCATATCTGGGATGTGCGGGTAACAAAGCGCTGGGGTGAGAAAGGGCAGATTGTAATTTCAAAGAACGAGAGGGCTATGGAATGAAACTTGAAGTATCACTTAAACACTTCAGCCCTCAGGGCATGAACATCAGCGACAGCGTTAAAGGCACCTCTCCTGACAGGCTGACCGGTACAGATGTAATGGCAGCGATTGGCACCACCAGCAGCCGCGCGCGCTTCGGTCTTGCTGCGTTCTTTGGAAAGGCGGGGATCAGCAAAACGGATGAGCAAATCGCAGTGCAGGCGCTGGTGCGGCACGCGATGGAAGTTGCCCCGAAGAATGTGCGTAAAGCAGCTGGTGGCGAGTTTGGCTGGTGCATGCAGGTGCTGGCACAGTTTGCCTTTGCTGAGTATGCCCGTTCAGCAGCCAGCAGCAGCACCTGCACCACCTGCAGCGGTACTGGAAGAACAACCCGCATGCAGATTACCCGCAAGGTGTCTTACCCCTGGGGAAAAGCACCTTACTGGGCTTGTCGTTCGCGTGCGGCCCGCCCGTCTGACTGGGAGAAATGGACAGAGATAACAGAGTATATCCCGGCGGTTTGCGAAACCTGTGAAGGTAAGGGAATAATAAGTGCGCGTTGTCGTTGCGGCGGTAAAGGCGAGGTACTTGACCGCAAGGCCACAAGCGAGCGCGGCGCTCCGGTCTTTAAAACCTGCGAGCGATGCTCAGGCAATGGCTTCTCTGCGGTCTCCTCTGCGACGGTACACCGCGCCATTCTTAAGAACCTCCCTGATCTTCATCAATCCTCATGGTCGCGCAACTGGAAGCCATTCTATGAACGATTAGTTGATGCGTTGAATGAAGGTGAGCGACATGCGGCTGTAGAATTCGATAAGGCAACAGCTTATTAACGTGATCGGAGCAAATGTCGACACCTTTTTGCACGTTAGTGTTGACTTTGCATAAAGTTGCCCTGTATGATTCTAATCATGCGAAATTGCGCCTAGTCATTTTCAGAGTACGACAGCCCCTTTCGGGGCTTTTCTTTATGGGAGTGTTTTGTAAAAGCTACTAAAAAGAGATTTATCTTTATTACTGACAGCTTTTTTCATATTAATTTGGATGTTTAAAGGTTTAAGATTCTCTTTAGTAACAAATATCTTAGCTTTTTCGAATCTATCCTCAATGAATTTGAATCTTTCACCCAAGCGAAATACTCTTAATCCGAGTTGCATTACTTTTTTTTCTGAGATTTTGTCGGGATTGCACTTATTTAGTTCATCTAAAACAAGAATAATGTCACGCTCGAAAATCAAAGCAATATCGTAATCGTTTAGCAAACTTTCAGGAAAACGCACTACACCGATAACTTCATCCTTGAATGATGGTTTTGAACTGGTTGAGCTTTCATTATCGACTGATTTTTGCGACATAACATCTAAAAGTTCAGTTTCTTCCTTGGTTTTGATCTTTGCCAAGTGGACGCGCCCATCTCCAGAACCCGCCATCCTCTTAAGAGATTGATGAGCGGCGCGCCCTATAACTTTTGGATCTTTCATATCCAGAATTTTATGTGCCAACCAGACCAACGGTGGCGAACTGGCTTCTAGCTTGGCTTTCATTTGGTAGAATCTAAAAATATTAGTTTTTGCTTCTTTCAACGCAGTCAAGTATCGGTGAAAGTCTGCTTTGTGCTCGAGATCTCTCGCCAGTTCTTCAAATTCTACGCCAAATGCATTTGTTCCACATATGTGACCAATATTTGTTTCAAAACCATCTTCAGTTATTACTAGGAACCCTTTTTTATGTCCTGCACGACAACTTGCTTTCCCGCAGGGTATCTCATCTGGAAGATCGTCGTAATAACCGAACACATCTGATAGTTGCTGATTTTTTAGATCCAACTTGGGGCGAAAATTTTGACGAGCTTTTATATCCTCCCAATTATCGACTCTTTCAAAGCTTTTATCTTTCTTTATAAATATCATATATGCCCTTCCTGTAGTTGGGATTAAATACTTTTCTCCGAACAATATTTAATCATCAAAACCGCAAAATTTCATCAAAACCATGCCATAGATATGGATTTTTTCTCGGCTTGCCAATGTGGGTTTTCCCGGATTTTGGATCGCAGGAATCAACCTATTACGTCAAGTTGTTAAATGCAGCCCGATGGCCTGACCCTTTTACTCACACACAGCACCGACCCTATACAGGCGGAGGTGGAGATGAAACGTATGCCGGACAAAGACGCTGGTTTCTGGGCAGGTCTTATCGCCTGGCTATACAGCCACAAAACAGAATGGGGATATGCGGGCGTGGCGGGCATGTTTTCTTTGCTGCGCAGCGCCTATGCACAGTCCTCATGGAGTAAGCGTGTTCTTGACGCCGTGTCGTGCAGCGCGCTGGCATTCTTCGCCGCGCCGACGCTTCAGGTGGTCGGGGGAGTTCTTAACTGGAACGTGCCTGATACAGCCGCTCAGGTTTTCGCGGTGTACATCGGGTATGTCGGCAATGACTATATAAGCGAGAAGCTGCGCGGGTGGATCAGCCGCAGAACGGGAGATAACAGTGAAAATCAGTCCTGACGGTATTGCCCTGATTAAGCGCGAAGAAGGCGAGCGCCTGAAAGCGTATCGCGACACCAAAGGCGTTCTGACGATCGGCGTCGGTCATACCGGTCTGGTGGATGGCCGCCCGATCACTCCGGCACTGACCATCAGCAAAGATAAATCTACGGCGTTGCTACTGTCTGATATCGCCGGGGTTGAGAAAGCTATTAACGCCAGCGTTAAGGTGCCGCTTACCCAGAATCAGTATGACGCGCTATGCAGTCTGGTCTTCAATATCGGCAAAAAGGCTTTTGAAGATTCCACCGTCCTTAAGAGGCTCAATGTCCATGAACATCACGGCGCGGCCGATGCTTTCCTGATGTGGAAACGCTCCGGTAACGATCCGGATATTCTTCTGCCGCGCCGCCAGCGTGAAAGAGAGGTGTTTCTGACATGAACCCGATCAACTTCATAAAGAACTATTCGCACATCATCGTTATCGGCCTGATTTGCGTTGCGCTGTGGGGACTGAATGCCCGTAACGCCCAGCTAACAGCCACTAATGAACGGCTGGAAAAGCTGGCTAACAGCAAAGACGACCAGATTAACGATCTGCGATCGAAAAATGATGGCCTCGCCGCTAGCGTGGGCGAACTGGTTGCCGCCGTCAGGCAGCAGAACCTGGTGATGTCTCAGGTCGCAGAGCAGCGCGCCGTTACAGCACAGCAGAACCGGAAACTACAGAATGAAATCAAGCGTTACCTTGCTTCGGACAAGTGTGCTGTTGCTCCTGTCCCCCCTGATGCTGCTGACCGGCTGCGTGACGCAGCCAAAGCCGCTGGTGGAGTACCGGACAATAAGCCAGCCGCAAATCAGCCTGCCGGCAGAGCTGACCTCCCGTATTGATGCACCTGAGCCGCCGGACGGAATGACGTTCGGTGAGAGCGTTCAACTCAGTGCGCAGTTATACGGGCTGGTGGGGCAGTGCAATATCGATCGTGCTGCCATCCGGCAGATTGAAGAGAGCAGGCAGAATGTTGCGGGTGGGCTTGAAAAAATGTCCCCTCCGAAATGAAATCCAGCACTTCGGAAGGGAGGGCAAATGCCCTTCATTACAAGTGAGTTGATAATAGTCCTTTAACCCTTTTTGGGTAGAGGCAGTAGTTTATTTTCTTAAACACCATTTAAGTAAATGTAAACTTATATTGAATCGTCGTTTCAATTCGATTTAGGGGGAATTTCAAGGCATCGAAGCCCGAGGTAAGTTGAGGGTTACGAGTTGTTAAGTGGTTGCCAGGTTGGCTGTGCGTCGCGCGAGTATAAAAAAAGCCCTCCAGGTGAGGGCCGCAATAAATACATGCTTGATTTGAACGGTCACGTTTTGAAACTACGACGAGCTCATCCCTGAGCTATCCCCTGTGGTGGGTAGGAGCCACGTTGGGGTGCTTTAAATTTTGCACAATATCCTGATACAGCAAGCGTAAGCGGTTGGTATTGGGAAAAATCTTAGGATATTCACCCTCAGAGAGCGGATCGCCACAGTGACGAAGCAGGTTGGCTATCTACAGGAATACATCAAAGAACAATGTCTAAATTAAAACGGGCTCATAACTGAGCCCTTCAAGATTAGATATTATTCTTTTCCCATTTGACTCTATCAATAAGGCTTTTTGCTATACGTTGCGCTTTCATTTTGATTGAGATCGCTTCTGAGCCATGTGGTGCAAGTAATTCATGCACTGATTCTCCGCCAACTCGCATTTTTAGTTCTTTAAGATGATCTTCACCAGCCAAGTGAACAAGCTCTTTTACGATCAGCTTTAAAGCTGCAATTTCAGCATATAGATCAATTTTTTCTTGATCGCTGCCATTTCCGAACTCAGACATAGATGCTCCGTATGTGGTGTTTTGTTTTAGAGGTTCAATTTTATCACAATCACACTGTGGGCATTGGTGGTCGGTCTGTATGGTTTTTAATCGCGCCTCGCATGCGCTAAACAATCGAGAGTCTTTCAGTCGTGAGCCTGGGGAAAGCTGCTTTCTCGGGCGGCTGTCCCATGCGACAGGCTCACATCTAAAAGGTAGAAATCATGGAACAAAAATTACCGCATATCTCTACGCATCCGTACGTATTTGCTGTTCGCGTTGAATGGCGCTGGCCTGATAACTATTTCTGGTTTGGCCGTGTGGAGCTGCAATATGTTCGAGAGAACAGAATTCCGGTCGTGGAGATTATCGAGTGGCCCGTTATGGCCAAGGTTATCTCCGGGCTCAGAGCGGGTGAGAAAATCCACGTTCGCATGCGCCCTCTGGACAAAGATGGCAACGGCCCGGCGTGGAATGCCAGCGACTGGTTAGAAGGGGCTTCATCTTCTGACACTCAAGACATCGTTCAGCATGTTCAGGACTCACTGGCCGCGTCGTCACCGTTCCTCAATATGAACTATGAAATTGAGGAACCTGGTAAAAATCATTCCGCTGGCATGAAAGTTGGCATTGAGGGTAATCAGCAGCAGGTTAAGTTTTTAGCCGACCGTTTCGCTGTGACCTTCGGAATTCAACTTCGCACGCCTGAAGAAGTTCGGGAGATCGAGGAATACCTCAAGCGTCAGCGGCTGGCTAAAAGTATGCGTGATGCTCTCGAAGAGCTCTCCCCATTTACGGTCAGTAATGGACAAGTTTTCATCCAGGAAGCTTTCTTCAAAGGGGGCGAAATCCAGGCGACGAAAATTGAGCCGGTTGTTGAATATAAAGCCAAACAGGAATCCACGCGTTCTGAGCCGAAAAACAATATCAGTATTAATATTCACTCAGTTGCTCCTGACTGTGGGGCGGCAAGTGATTCCATTAGCAAAGCCGTCGACGAGCGAATCAACTTAATGTTGAAGCCTGGCGGATCAATCTGGCGGGCTATGAATAAAGGCTGACGGAGGCCATCATGGATGTAATCATTGATGGTGTCCCGTATGCACCTGCCAGCGCGCCAACCACCAGCCGTATCGGCATAGCCATTTCAACACATAATCGCGCTGGCGTACTCAGCCAGGCGCTGGAGCATCATCTTCGACATTTCCCTGCCGGCGCGCTGGTGGTTGCCGTTGATGACGGTTCACAGCCACCAGCGGTGGTTCCAGCTGGCGTTAACCTGATCCGGCACGATAAATCGCTGGGTATTGTGGCCTCGAAGAACGCCAGTCTTACCGCGCTGATGGATGCCGGGTGTGAGCATCTCTTCCTGTGGGACGATGACGCATGGCCGATTGCTGATGGCTGGTGGCTGCCTTACATCGAGTCACCCGAGCCGCACTTAAGTTATCAGTTCCTCGATCTGGCTGGCGCCCGCAAGCTTAACGATATCGCGGTGCTGTATCGCGACGATCAGCATATTGCCTACACCGGCCAGCGCGGCGTGATGCTTTATTACCATCGCAGCGCCATCGAGCGTGTCGGCGGATTTGACCCGATTTACGGCCGCGGCATGTATGAGCACAGCGATCTCGCCCTGCGCATCCACAATGCCGGACTAACGTCGTGGGCGTTCGCTGATGTGGTCGGTTCTGAAAAGTTGATTCATTCCCTCGATGAGCATGAGCTGGTGGAGCGTTCGGTGCCACGCCCGGATCGGGAAGAGCAGGTTAAGCGCAACGTCAGGATTCACAATGAACGGCGGGACACCGGATATACCGGCTACGCCCCGTATCGCCCTCAACGCAATGTAGTGATCACCACGCTGCTGACCAGTGAGCCTGACCCGCAGCGCGGTACCAGAATGACTGCCTCACCTGACCTGCTGGCGAAGTGGGCTGCATCATTGCGCGGTTGCAAACGGGTTGTGCTGGCTGATGAGCTGGCTAACGCACCGGCAGATGTCGAACTTTGTCGCGCTCCTGCCGTAAAGATGAACGTTTACTTCCGGCGCTGGCTTCATATCTGGCAGCACCTTCGCGATCACCCTGAGTATCATTTCGTCTGGTGTACTGACGGTACCGATGTCGAAATGATCCGCGAGCCGTGGTCGGATATGGTGCCGGGCAAGGTGTATGTCGGCTCTGAACCAAAGACCTACGCCGATGCCTGGGCACGCCAGCACCACCCGGAGCGAATCTATCAGGACTTCCTCGACGAGCATCGCGACGATGTGATGCTGAATGCCGGCCTGCTTGGCGGCCTGCGCACTGACGTGATGGAGTTTGCGCACGGCATAGTGCGGCTGTATTACCTGCTGGAGTGTCACCGCTTCTGGAAGACGGAGAAAGCAACGGCAGCGGTCGGCGATATGCTGGCGTTTGGCATTGTGGCTAAACGCTTTGGCGATCGCATCGTGACAGGGCCGCAGGTGCACACCATTTTCAAATCTAATGGCATCGGTAAGGAGTGCGCCTTTTGGAAGCACAAGTGAGGCAGTAATGGGAACGGCAATCAGCTTTATCCTGGCAGTGATAGCTCTCTTGATTTTTGTATTCGCCCCTCGCAGTCCCCGAAGCCCTCCTGAATGCCATCGCTGCGGAAAGAACGTTAAGCCTTCTTTGAAATTCTGTAGTGAGTGCAGGCCAAAGCCAAAGGTAAAAACCGATGGAAATTAAGTATGTTGTGGTCGCGCACCATGCCCGGCGAGAGCAGGCCGAAAGGCTTGCTGACTCTCTTGGCGCTCACCTGCTGGTTGACGAGCACGACAGGGGTGCCAACTGGAATCACCGCCGTGCACTTGAGTGGGCAGAAGGGCAATCATGTCGGGTGGTAGTGCTGGAAGATGATGCGCTGCCGGTGTTGGAGTTTGCGGAAAAGGTGAGTGACTGGCTAGCGCGCTTTCCCGACGACTTGCTGAGTTTTTATCTCGGTACTGGCCGACCGCCACAATATCAAAAAGAGATAGCCGGAATGCTGGTGGATGCCGATCGTGTGCGCGGAGATCACATCGTGCTAAACAGGTTGGTTCACGGCGTATGTTATAGCCCCCCACCGAGCCGATTGCCTGGCATCCTCAGAGCATGGAATAAAACCCTGGCAGCAGATTACGCCGTCGGTGAGGCATTCGGTGCAAGGGTGATTTACCCGTGTTACTCGTTGGTGGATCACGCTGACCTGCCGACGGTTGAGCATCACCCGGACAACGAGCCAAGAATAGAGCGAAGACGGGCTTGGAGATTGGCTTAAAAAAGCCCGACCTCACTCGGGCTGTAATTATTTAGTCTTAGGCAATCCCGAAGTCATTCGTGGCTTTTCAGTTTCCGTAACGACGATTGAAGGCTTGGGGGTTGGCTGTACTGCCTTGGCAGCTGCTACAGCTCTATTTAAAACAGCTTTCGAAGTAGTACCTTTTTCGATCAATGAGTATTCTGCAGTTGGGAGATCGTGCTCCACACCATTCAAAAAAATAGTTTTTGAAAAACCCTGCTTAGCCATTTCATCATGTAGATCATCGTAATCGCTACCATCAGCATCATGCAGCTCGACGCGAACTGTGTAACTTGTCATTTCTACCTCCTTTGTATAGGGAATAGCTAAGATAATTCTTAGATGAGGAGACTACAATTTTTTTCCTGGATGCTATATGAAAGAACCTCGTGTATATGGCAGTCGATGGGATAAGGCCCGACTTCGTTTCCTACAGCAGCACCCGCTCTGTGTGATGTGCGAGCAGCAGGGGCGCATAACACCAGCAACGATTGTTGACCATATCGAACCCCACAAACTCAAAGATGCGCTCAGGTCCGGCAACGCGCTGGAAATATCTAAAGCACAGCTCCTCTTCTGGAGTAAAGAGAACTGGCAGCCACTCTGCAAAGCGCATCATGATTCAACTAAACAGAGGATGGAGAAGAGCGGTTCAGTCATTGGCTGTGATGCCAGCGGCTATCCTCTCGACCCGGCCTCTCACTGGAGCAAGTGATGACACAAGACCAACAGACAGTCCTGATGTTCAAGGGGCTCATTGCTTCATTGCCTGAAGAGAGCCAGGCCAAAGTGAAGAAAGCTGAGCAGGCTTTTCGTGAAATGATTGCAACTTATCCGGATGGTGAGGCAACCGTGGCGCTTGGTTTGATTGGCGCAGAGCTTCAGTGCGGTGAGCCTGAAAATGTTACCAAGTGAAATCATTTCATTTTGAACTAATTATAAATGATAATGATTCTCATTTTTGTGAGGGGGAGAGTAAATCTTCAAATTCTTTCCCCCAAATGACCGCCGCCAAAGTTTGATTTTAACGCTAACCCGATTTTTTTAGTTTTAAGGTGTTGACATATGGCAGATAAACGAACGCGTTCCGACAGTTCGACGGCGGCGGTTCAGTCCATGAAAAATGCAGCAGTGGACACCATTGATCCGCCGTCCCATGCAGGTTTGGAAAAAAAAGCCGAACCATTCTGGCATGACAATATCAGATCGAAAGCTCTGGACAGCTGGACGCCAGCAGACCTGCTTGCCGCTGTAGAACTGGCAAATAATCAGCTCTATATCACCGTTTTGCGTAAGGATTTGCGTAAAGAAGAGCGCATACGCGGCGAAGAACGGAATGAGGCGCTCATTAAAGATCTCCGCAAGCAAATCCCGGAGTTGCAGCGAACTATTCTGGCCCAGCGCCGTGACCTCCAGATTCACTCTCACGCCACCAATGGTGAAAGCCGGGACCAGAAGAAACGCAATCAGAACGATCGTGATGCACGAAATACCAAAAACGAGCATCAGAACCAGGACGACAACCTGATCGCCTTTCCCAAGCATGGATAAAAGACTATGACGCGAGGTGAGCGTGTAATAGCGTTCATCGAGCGCTTTTGCATCGTGCCGGAAGGCAAGCTTATTGGCCAGCCAATGCGGCTGGATCCCTTCCAGAAAGATTTCATCCTGGATCTTTACGACAATCCTGCCGGAACCGATATGGCGATCCTTAGTCTCGCCAGAAAAAACGGTAAGACAGGTTTAATTGCCGGAATCTTGCTGGCTCACCTGGTGGGGCCTGAAGCGGTGCAGAACACCCAGATTGTCAGCGGTGCACTCAGCCGGGAACAGGCGGCCATCGTTTTTAACCTCGCAGTGAAGATGGTTAACCTGAACCCCAAGCTGCAGGAGATTGTGCATATTACGCCAAGCGGCAAAAAGCTGATTGGTTTGCCCTGTAACGTCGAATACAAGGCCTTATCAGCTGAGGGTAAGACCACTCATGGTCTGTCGCCTATTCTGGCCATTCTTGATGAAACAGGACAGGTGAAAGGGCCGCAAGATGATTTTATCGATGCAATAACTACCGCGCAGGGGGCGCACGAAAACCCGCTGCTGATCGTTATCAGCACGCAGGCGGCAAACGATGCAGACCTGCTGAGCATCTGGATTGATGATGCTATCAGATCGAAAGATCCGCACATCGTCTGCCACGTTTACGAAGCGCCAAAAGACGCCGATATCAGTAAACGCGAGTCCTGGCTGGCTGCGAACCCGGCGCTGGGAACCTTCAGATCAGAAAAAGACATGGCACGCCAGGCCGAGAAAGCAGGCCGAATGCCAAGCTTCGAAAACACCTTCCGAAACCTCAACCTCAATCAGCGCGTGTCTACCGTATCGCCGTTTATCTCCCGCAACGTGTGGGAGCTTTGCGGGGAGATGCCAATTAATACGCCGAGGAAGTGGTACGCGGGGCTGGATCTGTCAGCCAGGAACGACTTAACGGCGCTGGTTATCGCTGGTGAAGCGGATGATGGTGTCTGGGATGTTTTCCCCTTCTTCTGGACACCTCAAAAGACGCTTGAAGAGCGAACCAAAACGGACCGCGCACCCTATGACGTCTGGGTGAGAGAGGGGTTGCTGCGCACCACACCAGGCGCTTCGGTGGATTACTCATTCGTCGTTGCGGGTATCGCTGAAATTATCGGTGATTTCGACCTTGCCTCGATGGCTTTTGACCGCTGGCGAATTGACCAGTTCAGGAAAGATGCTGATGCCATTGGCCTGAACCTCCCGCTGATCGAGTTTGGCCAGGGCTTTAAGGATATGGGGCCAGCTGTAGACACGCTGGAGTCTCTGATGCTTAACGGGCGCGTCAGGCATGGCATGCACCCTGTATTAACGATGTGCGCCGTGAATGCGGTGGTGGTGAAAGATGCTGCTGGCAACCGTAAGCTCGACAAATCCAAAGCAACGGGCCGTATTGATGGCATGGTCGCAATGACGATGTCCGTTGGTGCTGCTAATGGGGAAGTTACCGAGCAGGGTGGTGACTTCGATGACTTCATTTTCCGACCGCTGAGCATGTGATGGAAGAACCTAAATACACGATTGACCTGCGAACCAATAATGGCTGGTGGGCAAGGCTGCAGTCCTGGTTTGTCGGCGGGCGTTTAGTCACCCCAAATCAGGGCTCCCAGACGGGGCCCGTTTCGGCACACGGGCACCTGGGCGATTCATCCATTAACGATGAACGGATACTACAAATTTCGACGGTGTGGCGCTGCGTGAGCCTGATTTCAACGCTCACCTCATGCCTCCCGCTTGACGTTTTTGAAACTGACCAGAACGACAACCGTAAAAAAGTTGATTTGAGCAATCCGCTGGCGCGACTGCTGCGCTACTCGCCGAATCAGTACATGACCGCCCAGGAATTCAGGGAGGCTATGACGATGCAGCTCTGTTTTTACGGTAATGCTTATGCGCTGGTGGACCGGAACAGCGCGGGGGACGTAATCAGCCTTCTCCCGCTCCAGTCAGCCAATATGGATGTAAAACTTGACGGTAAAAAGGTGGTTTATCGCTATCAGCGCGACAGCGAATACGCCAACTTTTCCCAGAGAGAGATTTTTCACCTTAAAGGCTTCGGCTTTACCGGTCTGGTCGGCCTGTCACCCATCGCTTTTGCCTGTAAATCGGCAGGTGTGGCAGTGGCGATGGAGGACCAGCAGCGAGATTTCTTTGCTAATGGCGCTAAGTCTCCGCAAATCCTCTCAACCGGCGAAAAAGTGTTAACTGAGCAGCAGCGATCTCAGGTCGAAGATAATTTCAAAGAGATTGCCGGCGGCCCGGTTAAAAAACGCCTCTGGATTCTTGAAGCGGGGTTTTCAACCTCGGCAATTGGCGTAACGCCTCAGGATGCAGAAATGATGGCGTCAAGGAAGTTTCAGGTCAGCGAACTGGCACGATTCTTTGGTGTACCGCCCCACCTTGTCGGGGACGTTGAGAAGTCAACGAGCTGGGGCTCTGGCATAGAGCAACAAAATCTTGGTTTCCTGCAATATACGCTACAGCCCTATATCTCCCGCTGGGAAAACAGCATACAGCGATGGCTAATTCAGGCCAAAGACGTTGGTCGTTTTCACGCTGAGCATAACCTTGACGGCCTGTTGAGAGGTGATTCTGCTTCCCGCGCCGCGTTCATGAAGGCTATGGGAGAGGCCGGCCTTCGCACCATCAACGAGATGCGACGAACTGACAACCTTCCGCCATTGCCGGGCGGCGATGTGGCAATGCGGCAATCGCAATATGTGCCAATCACCGATTTAGGAACCAACAAAGAGCCCCGCAATGACGGGGTTTAATTTTTATGGGGGCCGCGATGCCTGAGATCGTAAAAACGCTGTCTTTCGACGAGACAGAAATCAAGTTCACTGGTGACGGGAAGCAGGGCATTTTCGAAGGGTACGCTTCGGTTTTCAATAACACCGATTCTGACGGCGATATCATCCTGCCCGGTGCCTTTAAAAGCGCGCTGACTAACCAGACACGAAAAGTGGCAATGTTCTTCAACCATAAAACATGGGAATTACCGGTTGGGAAGTGGGACAGCCTCGCCGAGGACGAGAAAGGCCTGTATGTGCGAGGTCAACTTACTCCAGGACACAGCGGGGCCACAGATCTGAAAGCAGCAATGCAGCACGGCACGGTTGAAGGTATGTCTGTCGGTTTTTCCGTTGCTAAAGATGATTACACCATTATGCCGACCGGTCGCATTTTCAAAAATATCCAGGCGTTGCGAGAAATCAGCGTCTGCACGTTCCCCGCCAACGAACTGGCTGGTGTCGCCGCTATGAAAAGCCTCGATGGCATTGAAACGATTCGTGATGTGGAGAACTGGCTGAGGGATTCAGTTGGGCTCACCAAATCACAGGCAGTTGGGCTGATAGCCCGGTTTAAGTCAGCGATTCGGAGCGAGTCCGGGGGCGACAAAAACGAAGCAGAAATCAACGCTCTTCTTCAGAGCATTAAATCTTTTCCTTCTAATTTAGGTAATTAATCATGTCTGAACTCGCTCAAATTCAACAAGCTATCGAAAAATCTCAGCAGGAAATGTCACAGCTTTTCGAAGCTCAGAAAGCTGAAATCCAAAGCACCGGCGTGGTGTCGAAACAGTTGCAGGCCGACCTGGTAAAAGTACAGGAAGAACTGACCAAATCCGGCACCCGCCTTTTCGATCTGGAGCAGAAGCTGGCATCGGGCGCAGAAAATCCGGGGGAAAAGAAATCCTTCTCCGAGCGCGCGGCGGAAGAACTGCAGAAGTCCTGGAATGGCAGCAAAGGCAGCTTCGAAGCGAAAACCTTTAACAAATCCCTCGGCAGCGATGCGGCATCAGCAGGTAGCCTGATCCAGCCGATGCAGGTGCCGGGCATTATCATGCCGGGCCTGCGCCGCCTGACCATCCGTGACCTGTTAGCTCAGGGCCGCATTTCCAGTAATTCCCTGGAATACGTTCGCGAAGAGGTGTTTACAAATAACGCCGACGTGGTGGCCGAGAAGGCGCTCAAGCCTGAATCGGATATCACCTTCAGCAAACAGACTGCGAACGTTAAAACTATCGCTCACTGGGTACAGGCATCGCGTCAGGTAATGGACGATGCGCCTATGCTGCAGTCATACGTCAACAACCGTCTCATGTACGGACTGGCACTTAAGGAAGAGGGCCAGTTGCTCAATGGTGATGGCAGCGGTGATAACCTCGAAGGCCTGAACAAAGTAGCAACCGCATACGACACCGGGCTCAATGCTGCAGGTGACACCCGCGCGGACATTATCGCTCATGCTATTTACCAGGTGACCGAGTCCGAATTCAGCGCATCAGGTATCGTCCTGAACCCGCGCGACTGGCACAACATCGCGCTGCTGAAGGACAGCGAAGGTCGCTATCTGTTCGGTGGACCTCAGGCCTTCACCAGCAACATCATGTGGGGCCTTCCGGTTGTCCCGACCAAGGCGCAGGCGGCCGGTACCTTCACCGTTGGTGGTTTCGATATGGCATCTCAGGTGTGGGATCGCATGGATGCCACTGTGGAGGTCAGCCGCGAAGACCGTGATAACTTCGTGAAAAACATGCTTACCATCCTGTGTGAAGAGCGCCTGGCGCTGGCGCACTATCGCCCGACAGCAATCATCAAGGGCACTTTCTCTTCAGGCTCATGATGGAGGGGGCGGGGCAACCCGCCCTTTAAACCTATGGCGATAGATGTTCTGGACGTGATTAGCCTTAAATTGTTTAAGCAGCAGATTGAGTTTGAAGAGGATGACCGTGATGATCTGATTACCCTCTATGCCCAGGCTGCTTTCGATTACTGTTACCGCTGGTGCGATGAGCCTGCCTGGAAGATTGCTTCTGATATTCCCGCGGCCGTTAAAGCTGCCGTCCTGTTGAGCTTTGCAGACATGTTCGAACACCGCACCGCGCAGAGCGAGACCCAGCTTTATACAAACGCCGCCGCTGAACGCATGATGTTCATTCACCGCAACTGGCGTGGAAAAGCTGAAGCAACTCTGGAGGGCGGCAGCTGATGGAACCCGGAAGATTTCGCCACCGAGTAACGATACAGAACTCAACTAAAGGGAGAACGCCATCTGGTCAGCCAGTAGAAGAATGGCACGACATTGCTGTGGGCTGCCCGGCTGAAATAAAGGCAATCAGCGGAAGGGAGTTAATAGCTTCCGGTGCCGAAAAGGCTGAGGCCACTGTTCGTGTCTGGATGCGTTTTAGATCCGACATTACAGCAGCGTCTCGTCTTTTATGCACCAGTGGACCGCTTAAAGGCGTGATTCTTGATGTTTCTGGTACACCCGTACCCAACAGTAACGGAACACGACTGGAAATACTCTGCAAGCAGGGGGTAAAACCATGATCGGCACTAACCTTGATTTCTCCGGCCTGCTCGATTTGTCGGAAGATCTCGCCACGCTCAGCAAAGCGGAAAACCGCAAGGTAATGCGCGATGCCACGCGTGCCGGGGCAACCATTTTCAAAGATGAAGCTGTAAGCCGCGCGCCGGTGAAAACGGGGAAACTCAAAAAGAATATCGTCGTACTGACGCAGCGTGAGCGCAACGGGGCGATCTCTTCCGGTGTTCATATACGCGGTACCAACCCGCGCACCGGCGCCAGCGACAAGACGATGAAAGCCAGCGATCCGCGTAATGCCTACTACTGGCGCTTTATCGAAATGGGTACCTCGACCATGCCGCCCGTGCCGTTCGTCAGACCTGCCTATGAGGCGCGTGAAGAGGATGCGGTAAACGCCGCGTTCGCCGAAGCCAATGCGGCGATCGACAGGGTGCTTTCAAAATGACCGAGGCCGACGTTTACTCGCTGATCGGCGCGCTGGCCGACGGACAGGTTTACCCCGGCGTGGTTCCGCTTAACACCCAGGGTGAACCGGCAGTTGCGCCGCCGTGGATCACATTCACGCTGGTGGTTCAGACCTATGGCGACACCTTCTGCGGTCCGGCGGAGGAAGACACAGCCCTGCAGGTGGATGTTTACGCGTCTTCAGTGGATGAAGCCCGCGCGTTGCGTGAACAGGCGATCGCCGCATTGACGCCGCTGGGATTCACCCGCATGAGCAAGACCGGCGGTTACGAGCCCGAAACAGGCCTGCGCCGTGCAACGGCAGAAGTCCACGTACTTCAGTAATCCCTACCCACTCAACCCCAGGCCGCCGCGAGGCGGTTTTTTTATATCCGGAGACATCTATGTCCGCACTTTATGAAAAATCGCAGTTAACGAAGATCCTGATCTCTTCGCTGCCGGCAACGAAAGATACGATAGCAAGTGCCGACTATCTTGATCTGAGCTGCACGCTCAAAGAGGTCCAGTTCACCGGTGGCCAGAAACAGGACATCGACGTCACCACCCTGTGCTCGACCGAACAGGAGAACATCAACGGCCTGCCCGCTCAGTCGGAGATTTCGCTGTCCGGTAACTTCTTCAAAAATGCGGCGCAGGATGCACTGCGTGACGCATATGACAACGACACCACGTATGCCTTTCAGGTGATCTTCCCGTCCGGTAAAGGCTTCCGTTTCCTGGCTGAAGTGCGTCAGCACACCTGGTCATCCGGTACCAACGGCGTGGTCGCGGCCACCTTCTCTCTGCGCCTGAAAGGCAAACCTGAAAACATCGAACCCGGTTCGTAAGGAAAATCATGTCCATTAAAGAGCTTGCCCTGGCGAAACACTCCGGGTTTCGTCATAAAACCGTCACTGTGCCCGAATGGGGCGGTGTGAATGTTGTTCTGCGCGAGCCATCCGGTGAAGCCTGGCTGCGCTGGCAGGAGATCGCCGGAACCGATATCAGGGCTGAAGAGCTTTCGGTGTCGGAGCGCGCGAACCGTAACCTGCGCGCTGATGTCGCGCTTTTTCTCGATGTGCTCTGCGACGAGGACAAGCAGCAGGTTTTTACCCGGGACGATGAAGAGGAAGTGCGTGCCATCTATGGCCCCGTGCATTCCCGTCTGCTTAAACAGGCACTCGATCTGATCGCATCCGGGGATGATGCCCGGGAAAAGTCGCCACCCCCGGTGTTAAATTCCTGATGTCGCTTGCGCTCCGTATGGGGCGCACGCTTTCAGAACTCAGGCAGAGCATGACGGCCAGTGAAATGCTGATGTGGATTGAATACGACAGGATAAGTCCGGTCGGCGATATCCGCGGGGATATTCAGGCGGCGCAGATCGTCTCGGCCGTATATGGCTCGCAGGGTGCAAAAGTGCCGTTAACTGATGCCATTCTGCAGTGGGGGGGAGAAGAGCAGCAAACAGACAAGGATCCGTTTGCCGGGCTTGAGGAGGCGCTTACAGAGGCAACTAAGTGACATTTAATATTTAAGACACTAATATTTATAAATCTTTTATTTAATGGATTGATATAATGAAAAAAGTATTAGTGGCTGTTCTTTTTATGGCATCTTCAGCACAAGCTAGCACTGTATTATCTGGTGAAGAGATGCATGAACTTACAAAAACTATTTGCTCTGAGCATTCAGAACCTGATTTATGCATAAAAGGTTTTAATAAAGTTATGGGGTATGTAAAGGCTAATGATGATTATCATTATTTTTGCGAGAATTCTAAAAAAACCTTTATGACAGTTGATGATGAACAATGTAAAAAATCTGAAGAGTTAAGAGACTTTATTGATAAAAACGCAAATTAAAAGTAATTATTATCAACTATAAAACCTGCTGCGGCAGGTTTTTTTATTTATGGAGAGTTAATAGTGGCAACCCTGCGCGAGCTAATTATAAAAATTTCTGCTGATTCCAGTTCATTCCAGTCTGAGATCACCCGAGCTTCGCGCATGGGTGCAGATTACTATCGAACAATGCAAAACGGAGGGCGGCAAGCCGCAGCTGCCGCTAAAGAAAGTGAAAGGGCATTGTCAGATCTCACTGATGGATTTGCCTCTGCAGGTAAAGCCGCCGCTGCAGCAGCAGCTGCTTTTGCAACGGGTAAAATCGTCCAGATTGCAGATGAGTGGAACTCAGTTAATGCTCGCCTTCAACAGGCATCCTCATCAGCTGACGATTTTGCGATATCGCAGCGGCAGTTGATGGAGATCAGCCAGCGAACGGGCACCGCATTTTCTGATAATGCTGCTCTTTTTGCGCGTGCCGCCGCTTCAATGCGTGAATTCGGCTACAGCTCAGATGAAGTTTTGAAGGTAACTGAGGCAGTAAGCACGGGCCTCAAGCTCTCGGGCGCCAGTACTGCGGAGGCTGGTTCAGTAATCACCCAGTTTAGTCAGGCACTGGCCCAGGGTGTTCTGAGGGGGGAAGAGTTTAACGCTGTAAACGAGGCGGGTGATCGAGTCATTCGCGCTCTTGCTGCTGGAATGGGCGTTGCCAGAAAAGACCTCAAGGGGATGGCAGATCAGGGAAAATTAACGATCGACAAGGTTGTCCCCGCATTAGTGAGCCAGCTTGGAACCCTGCAGAGCGAATTTGGCTCCATGCCTGAAACCGTGTCAGGCTCCCTGCAAAAAGTGACAAACTCCTTTATGGCATGGGTTGGCGGTATCAATCAGGCAACGGGTGCAACTCAGGCTTTATCGGGCGGCCTTAATGGTGTCGCAGGTACGCTGGATTCATTAACGTCGTCAGCAGTAAGCGGGGCGCTGAATGATGTTGCTGATAATATGTCCACTATCACCACCGTCGCTGGTGGTTTGATTGGTGTGGGACTTGCGAAATATTTAGGTGGTATTGTCACAAGTGCTACAAGCGCAACTTCAGCGCTGATCTCTGCCGCAAAATCAGAAGTTGCCCTTGCTGTAGCACAGGACAAAGCGGCCCAGTCTGCTGTGGCTGCCTCAAGGGCTGATGTCTATCGGGCGCAGCAAGGATTACAGAGAGCAAAGAGCGCTGATGTTCAGGCAGCGCAGCAGGAAAAAATAGCTGCAGCTGAAGCCAGAGTTACTGCCGCTGAGTCACGTTTAACGACTGCTATCGCTAGCGGAACGGCTGCAGAGAGAGTCAGGGCCAGAGCCGCGCTTGAAAGAGCTCGTTCTGGACTTGCTGTAATCCGAAATAATGATGCGCAGACAGCCGCGGAAAGACGCCTCGCAAGCGCTGAGGCGGCGCGAGATCGTAATATAGCTAACCGCGTAAGTACTCAAAATAACTTGAATAGTGTCACCTCTGTAGGAACCCGACTGATGGGGCGCGCGCTTGGCCTGATAGGTGGTGTTCCGGGGCTCGTTATGCTCGGTGCGGGAGCCTGGTATGCAATGTATCAGTCTCAGGAGCAGGCCCGGCAGTCGGCACAGGAATATGCCAGAACTATTGATCAGGTGAGCCAAAAAACGCGAGCAATGAGTTTACCTGAAGCAGATGAAAATCGCGGTAAAACTATTGATGCGTTAGTTGAGGAAAATCGCTTAATTGGAGAGCAGCAAAAAGCTATTTCAGCGGTAAAAAGACAAATCGATGATCTGAATAAGGCACGCGCTCAACCCGGGATTACTAAAGAGAATGATCTGAATATAGTTAGAGCGCTCGCCATTCTTACCGACCAATTAACCGTTGAAGAAAATAAGCTTAATTTGATGCGGGAGAAATCAACCAGTATTCAGCAGGTGCTGGAAGAGATTGACCGCCGCCGAAATGATTTGATACGTGAACAGGCCTGGCGTCAGAATGCTTCTTATCAGTCTCTGCTGATGATGAACGGTCAGCATCAAACATTTAACCAGCTGCTCGGGCTCGGCAATCAGTTACTGATGGCCCGTCAGGGAATGACACTGGCACCCCTGCGTGTTCCTCAGGCTGAAGCCTCGCAGAAACAGACCGATGCGCTCGAAAAAAGCCGGCGCGAACTGGCCCTGTCCCGCCTGAAAGGCGAGGCAAAAGAGCGCGCACGGCTTGGCTATGCTGCTGATGAACTCGGCCTGACGGCTGATCCGCAATTCCAGACCAACCGCCTTGAGTACATCAATAACGGGCTTGAAGAATGGCGCAATAACGAGGCCAACAAAAAACAGCCCAAAGGGCCAAAGACGGATGAAGAAAAGGCCGCTGATGCTTATAAAAGGATGATTAAGCAGCAGAAGGAGCAGATCGCCCTGCAGGGCCAGAGCACCGAACTTGCCAGAGTGAAATACCAGGTGGTTGAAGGTGAACTGTCCACCCTGGACAAGGCGCAGAAGGCTGAACTGATGCGCAACGCTGCGTTAATCGATCAGGTCAAACTTCGCGAGCTGCTGCGTAATTACGAGGCGAATCTCGGCGACAGCAACGCCAGCGCCCGGGCGGCCAATGATGCACAGCTCATCGGTTACGGTCAGGGCACCCGGTTCCGTGAGCGGATGCAGGAGCAGTTTAATATCCGCAAGGAGTTTGAGCAGAAGAATACCGATCTGCTCCGGCAGCGGCAGGCCGGGGATATAGATGAAACCTTCTACCAGCAGGGGCTGGCACTCAACAAACGCTATCTGGAAGAGCGGCTGCGCGACCAGGAGGGGTATTACACCGCTTCCGATGCGCAGCGCGGTGACTGGTTGACAGGCATGTCTGAGGGCTACGCGAACTGGGTGGATGAGGCGACCGACTATTCCGCGATGGCTGCGGACGGGATGAAGCAGGCCATGGGCGGGGCAGTGACCACCATTACCGACATGCTCAACGGAAATCTCGACAGCTGGAAAGACTGGGGCATGAACGTGCTGAAAATTATCGAGACCGTCCTTGTTAATATGATGGTCGCGAATGCCGCGAGCTCTCTCGGCTCACTCTTCAGCTTTGGTGCTTCATCTGCCGCAACGGCCAGCAGCGGGACGGCCATACAGAGCGCTGCGTCAAACTTCACCTTCAACGCCAAAGGTGGCGTCTACGACTCACCCTCCCTCAGTGCCTACAGCGGTGGTGTCTACCAGACCCCACAGCTCTTTGCCTTTGCGAAAGGGGGCGGGGTGTTTGGCGAAGCAGGTCCGGAGGCAATTATGCCGCTCACGCGCGCGGCGGATGGTTCGCTCGGCGTTCGCGCAGTCGGCGCGCCGCAGTTTTCCGGCGGTGGCCCGTCCGTGTCGTTTGGCGATATCAACATCAATGGCGGTGCGCAGTCCACGGCAGGGCAGGGAGCAGCCGCCACTGCCGGCAGGCAACTCAAGGATGCAATCGTGACGGTGATTAATGAGCAGGCCAGCATGCCGGGCTCGCCTTTGTGGCGGCTTTTGAAAGGAGCGTAACCATGGCAGTTGAGACCTTCTCCTGGTGCCCGAAGGTGGCCGCGCAGGCTGATACCAGTTTCCGCACCCGTAAGGCGCAGTTCGGGGATAACTATACGCAGGTGGCCGGGGACGGCATCAACCCGGTTACCCCGCAATGGAGCGTGAGTTTTACCGGCGATGAAGCCTATATCCTGACCATAAAGGCGTTTCTGAAGCGGCATGCCGGCTGGAAGTCCTTCATCTGGAAGCCGCCCCTGGAGCCCGCAGGGTTATGGCGGTCTGAATCTATTCAGATTGCCACACACGGCGCAGATCTTTACACCCTCAGCACCACATTCATTCAGGCATACCATCCATGAGCATTTCATCTGATGTCCAGAAGCTGGAGCCGGGCAGCCGCGTCCGTCTTATCGAGGTTGACGGCGAGGCCTTCGGCGCCGGCATTCTGCGGTTTCATAACGAAACCCTCCCTCACACAGAGGCCGAGATCATTGCTGCGGGCGGCGATGCGTCGAAGCTCCAGCCGAAATCGGTCTGGTGGCAGGGGCTGGAGTACGGTGCGTGGCCCTTTGAACTGACCGGCCTGTCCGTCAGCAGCGACGGGCAGAGCGCCCGCCCTACACTGACCGTGGCAAATATCTCCGGAACGATAGGTGCGCTCTGTCGCCGCTTTCAGGGAATGGCGAAGGCAAAAGTGATCATCCACGACACATTTGCCCATTACCTTGATGCCCGTAATTTCGCCGGCGGTAATCCTGCCGCTAACCCGACAGAGGAGCGCAGGCAGGTCTACTACATCGACCGTAAATCCAGTTCGGACGATGAAACTGTGGAGTTTGAGCTGTCCAGCCCGGCAGATCTGCGGGGGCAGCTTATTCCCACGCGCCAGATCCAGCCCATGTGCACCTGGTGCATGCGCGGCTGGTACAAAACCGGGAGCGGCTGTACCTATGCCGGGCAGAATGGCTGGTTTGATAAGGACGGTAACCCGGTCGACGATCCTTCGAAAGACGTGTGTTCAGGTCTGCTGTCCACCGGGTGCAAGCCGCGATTCGGGGCCGAAAACGAAGTCGATTTTGGCGGGATGCCAGGCGCATCACTTCTGAGGGGGTAACATGCGGGACAAGACAATCAGCGCGATTCTGGCGCATGCGGCGCAGGCGTTCCCGGCTGAATGCTGCGGTGTGGTGATCCAGAAGGGACGGGTTGAGAAGTATGTCGCCTGTCGCAATCTGGCTACTTCCCCGGAGGAGCAGTTTGAACTGTCACCGGAGGATTACGCGGCAGCCGAAGAGCAGGGCACGGTGGTTGCTGTGGTGCACAGCCACCCCGGCGACGGTGCCACGACGCAGCCGAGTGAACTCGACATGCTGATGTGCGACGCGACCGAAGTGCCGTGGGTGATTGCTTCATGGCCTGAAGGCGATATCCGCACCATCATGCCGCGCGGCGATCGCCCGCTGACCGGACGTCAGTTTGTTCTCGGGCATGCTGACTGCTGGTCCCTTATCCGGGATTACTTCCGCACTGAACACGGTATCGCGCTGCCCGACTACAGCGTCGATCGCCACTGGTGGGAGGAGGGCGAAAACCTCTATATGGATAACTGGCACGACTGCGGATTCAGGGAGTTTGACGGCCCCTCCCGGCCCGGCGATATGGTCATCATGCAGGTGCAGGCCAGCGTGCCGAATCATGCCGGCGTCCTGCTGGAAGGCAACATGCTGCTGCACCACCTGTACGGGCAGCTCAGCCAGCGCATTCCGTATGGCGGCTATTACCGTGACCGCACCATCAAAGTTTTACGGTACAGGGATCTGATGTAATGGAAAAGCGAACCGTTATCAAGCTGAGCGGGTCGATGGCGCAGCGTTTCGGGCGCACTCACCGCCGGGCGCTGTCCTCTGCCAGCGAGGTTTTCAGGGCGTTGTCCAGCACGGTGGACGGCTTTGAGGATTATCTCCGCGAGGCGCGTGCCAGAGGACTCGACTTCGTTATCTTTCGCGATCGCCGGAACATCGGTCAGGAAGAGTTTTCGCTTCTCGGTCCGGGCGATGAGCTGCGCATTATCCCGGTGATCCGCGGCAGCAAGCGTGCCGGCATCTTCCAGGCGGTGCTCGGGGCTGCCCTGATTGCCGGAGGTATCGCCCTTGGCCCTGCCGGGGCCGGGCTTATTGGTAAAGGGGTCGCGCTGAATGTTGCGCTGGTCGGCGCATCGATGGCGCTGGGCGGCGTGGTTCAGCTGCTGTCGCCGCAGGTGGCGGGGATGAGGATGCGTCAGGATCCGGATAACAAGCCTTCCTATGCGTTCGGCGGCCCGGTCAACACCACCGCCAGCGGCAACCCTGTCCCTCTGCTCTATGGCCAGCGTGAGATCGGGGGAGCCATCATTTCAGCCGGCATTTATGCAGAAGATCAGCAGTAAGCCGGTACGTGATTACTTTAAGCCGCCTGCGGGCGGTTTTTTATGGGCGCGATATGACGAACACAGTGATTAAAGGGCGCAAGGGCGGTGGCACCAAGACACGCACGCCGGTAGAAGCCCCGGACAGTATTCAGTCGATAGCCAGAGCGAAAATCCTTGTCGCGCTCGGCGAGGGGGAGTTCGCCGGCGGCCTGGACGGGCGCAGCATTTATCTTGGCGATGCGTCATCGTATACCCCGCTGCAGAATGCCGACGGCAGTTACAACTTCAACAACGTAAAATATGAGTTCCGCTCCGGCACTCAGGACCAGAGCTATATTCAGGGCTTTCCCGGCGTTGAGAATGAGCTGCAGGTCGCCTACGAACTCAAAGCTGCCGTGCCGTATGTCCGCTCTGTCTCAAATACCCAGCTTTCAGCCCTGCGCATCCGCCTGGGCTGGCCCTCGCTGCTGAACCAGAAAGACAACGGCGATAAGGTGGGTACCCGCGTTGAGTATGCGATCGACCTGTCTGCCGACGGCGGCACATATGTGACGGTGGTCAACGGCGCTGTCGATGACAAGACCACCACCCTCTATGAGCGCAGTCACCGTATCGACCTGCCAAAAGCCACCACCGGCTGGCAGCTGCGCGTGCGCCGGATAACGCCTGACTCAACGACGATAAATGTTGTGGACAGTATGCGCGTTGAGGCGGTCACCGAAATCATCGATGCGAAGCTGCGATACCCTAACACGGCGTTGCTCTACATTGAATTTGATGCGAAGCAGTTCCCGAACGGCATCCCGCAGGTCGTGTGCAATCCGAAGGGGCGCATTATTCGCGTGCCTGATACTTACGACCCTGACACGCGAACCTACTCCGGCACCTGGGAAGGCGGGTTTAAATGGGCATGGACCGATAACCCGGCGTGGATTTATTACGACATCGTGCTGAATGAGCGCTTCGGGCTTGGTCAGAGGATTGATGCAACCCAGATTGATAAATGGGAGCTGTACCGCATCGCGCAGTACTGCGATCAGCCGGTACCGGATGGCAAAGGTGGCAGCGGCACGGAACCGCGTTTTCGCTGCAACGTCTACATTCAGGAGCGCAATGACGCGTGGACGGTGCTGCGCGACCTTGCCGGTATCTTCCGCGGCATGACCTACTGGGGCGACAACAAGCTGTATGTGCTGGCCGATATGCCCCGCGATATCTGGCACATCTATAACCACGCCAGTGTGGTCGACGGAAAGTTTACCTTCGCCGATCCGAGCGAAACCACCCGCAACACCGCCGCGCTGGTTAACTGGTCAGATCCGGCGAATCACTACAAAGACACGCCCGAAGTCGTTTATGACAAAGATCTGGCGATGCGCTTTGATTACAGCCAGCTCGAAATGACGGCCATCGGCTGCACCCGGCAGTCAGAGGCAAACCGGCGCGGGCGCTGGGCGCTGCTCACCAACGGCATCGGTGAGGTGGTGACCTTCAGCACGGGTATGGATGTTCCCCCTGTCGGTGAGGTGATTGGCGTGGCCGCGAACGAGCTGGCAGGCAGAGTGATTGGCGGCAGGGTCAGCGCGGTAAGCGGTCGTAATATCACGCTCGACCGTGCCGCGGATGTCAGCGCCGGCAACCGGCTCTTTCTCAACCTGCCGTCAGGGGTGGCGCAGGCCCGGACCGTGCAGGCGGTTAACGGCAATATCGTCACCGTCACCACGGCCTACAGCGAAACGCCTGAGGCGGAGTGCTGCTGGGGAGTGGATGCTGACGATCTGTTTATCGCGCTCTTTCGCGTGACCGGCACCCGTGACAACGATGACGGCACTTTCGAGGTCACTGGAGCGACGTACAGCCCGGATATTTACGCCGCGGTCGATAACGGCGCGCGGCTCGATGAAAGGCCGGTCAGCGTCATTCCGCCCGGCGTGCAGGCGCCGCCGGAAAATATCGTTGTCGACAGTTACTCGACGGTCAGCCAGAACATCGCGATCACCACCATGCGTGTGGCCTGGGATTCTGTAAAAGGGGCAATTGCCTATGAGGCAGAATGGCGCCGTGACAGCGGCAACTGGGTGAGCGTACCGCGCACCTCCTCTCTCGGTTTTGAAGTGCCGGGTATCTACGCCGGGCGCTATCTGGTGCGGGTGCGTGCGGTGAACGCCAGCGATGTGTCGTCGATATGGGCGACATCTGCCGAGGTCATACTCACCGGGAAAGTGGGCAATCCGCCGAAACCAGTGGGTTTTACCGCCTCCGAAAATGTGGTGTTTGGCATTGAGCTTACCTGGGGATTCCCGGCAAACACGGACGACACGCTTAAGACGGAAATTCAGTACAGCCTGACCGGCAGTGAAGACGATGCCATGCTGCTGGCCGACGTGCCTTATCCGCTGCGCAGGTATCAGCAGATGGGGCTTAAGGCCGGGCAGATTTTCTGGTACCGCGCCCAGCTGGTGGACAGGACCGGCAACGAGTCCGGTTATACCGACTGGGTTCGCGGCCAGTCCAGCACCGATGTGACCGACATTACAGAGGCGGTGCTCGCGCAAATCAAGGACACCGACCTGTTCAAAGACCTCATCGAGAACGCCGTGGAGAGCAGCCAGGCGGTCGCAGACCTGGCAGAGGCAGTGAAGCAGAACGCCGCTGACCTGGCTGCGGCGGCAGGCGCAAACCGCCAGACGGCAGAAGCCATTATCGGTAATGCCCTGGCGATCGCTGATGTGGTGGTACGTCAGTCAGCCCAGCAGGGTGCTAACTCGGCGCGGTTCGAACAGCTGCGCGAGGTGATTGCCACCGAGACCGAGGCGCGCGTTACGGATGTGATCCGCCTGGAGGCAAAGACAGCTCAGAACGCCGCCGGCATCACCGAGGTGCGCCAGGCGCTGGCAAACGAAACCGAGGCACGGGCGACAGCTGTCGATCAGCTTACCGCGCAGACGGAAGAGAACAGGGCCAGTGTCACAGCGCTGACGCAGACCGTGACGGATCTGGACTCGTCTACCGCCTCGCGCTTTGAGGAGATTTCGGCAGAGATCGCGGGCATAGACGGCAGTGACATCAGAGGGGGAATACAGAGCAACTCCATCGCGCTGATCACCAACACGCTGGCGCAGGTCAACACCCGGAATCTGCTCAGTGTGCAGTACGGCGACAACAAGGCCGGGATTGAGCGTGTCGACAACGTGATGGCGGATGCCAGCCAGGCCGTTGCCGAGTCGCTCAGAATGCTGGATGCCAGCGCGGGCGGCGGCACGGCAAATGCCACTGATTTTGCCAGAACCATGGCGGATTTTTCACAGGTCTCCGCGACAAGAATCAACTCGCTGTCAGTGACGTTAAACGGTCAGCAGGCGGCAATCGTCCAGAATGCCCAGGCAGTGGCTGACATCAACGGGAATCTGAATGCAATGTACAGCATCAAGGTGGGGGTGGATGCGAACGGGCGTCAGTATGCCGCCGGGATTGGGATCGGCGTGCAGAACACACCGGCGGGCATGCAGTCGCAGGTGCTCTTTCTGGCAGATCGGTTCGCTGTCATGACACAGGCAGGCGGAACGGTAAGCCTCCCGTTCGTGGTGCAGAACGGGCAGACCTTCATCAACGAAGCCTTTATCAATTACGCGTCAATCACCCTCGCCCGGGTGGGATCGTGGTATTCCGCCAACTATGTGGCCGGGAAGACCGGAACCATCATGAAGGCGGACGGAACGTTTGAGGTCAACGGCGCCGTATCGGGCCAGGGACGCATGCAGATAACGAACAACCGCATCATTTCTTTTGACGCACAAAACCGGCCGGCAGCCGTTATGGGGCAACGCTTATAATGCAGATGTTTATTGCGGGTACCAGCTTTGACGCCATCAACGCCATGGCGGCCAGTTATGTTCTGGATGTCATCACCATCACCGGTACCGGGAGTAAAACCTACTCCCTGGCCGGGGTGGAACTGACGTATGCCATCGTGAATGACTTTATGGGAGGGCAGTTAACCGGGGCAACCTACAGCGTCAGTGTCAGTGGATTAACCGTGTCGTGGAACGTTAATAATGCCGTCACCCTGATTGTGTACGGCAGCCCGGTGGCGGGCACGCAGAGTGACTATTTTGGCTTTCAGCTCTTCCAGTACCTGAACGGGGTGAGGACGGTCAAGCTGGCCCCGAATTATGTGCCGCTGTGCCTGCGCCAGATTATAGATGTGCCGGCCGGCGCGCGGACCGTGCAGACGCAGGTTCCGGCGGGTAACCCGGTCATGTGCTTTCACCGGCATACCGGAGCGGCAATGGATATCTGCTGGTGGAAGCCCGCCACGGTCAGCGGGTATCACGCACTGCAGTTTCCCACGGACGGCAGCAACCAGACCGGATGCCGGGTGTATGTGTTTTCAAATATTCTCGCGAACATTCCGGATTACGGGTTCTATCTTTACCGCGACGGGCAGATGGTCTGGCACAGCAACTGCCTTCCCCTTCAGGTTATTCCGCTCACAAACGGGGATATCACCAGTGATACGCCGCTGGCGGTGTCGTCCAGCGTCACGGCGCATATCTTCGTGCCGCAGGACCCGGCTTATCCGACGGGGTACAGCAACTTTATGTGTGCATCAGCGGGAAATGACGGGACCCGGTATAAGGTGCAGGTGGGAAAAGTATTCCAGAGCACCTTTATCAGCAGTCCCGACGAGGGCAGGCGAATGAAAGGGTGGGCATGTGGCGGGGTGGGGTATATCGACACGCAGTTCTATGACCAGTACTACAGATATGCCCTTGGCCTGGCCTGATATTATCACTCCGTCAGCGGCAGCCTGTCGCAGGACGATGTATCCGTGAAAGCACTCCGTTCAACCCACTGATAACCAAAGCTGCCGCCGGAGAGATATTCGGTGGTGCTGACCGGTTTTCTTATGCCGAATACCGGTACCGCCACCCGGCTTTTCATCACCACCGCCCCGTTATAGCACAGCGGCGGCGTGTTGCTGGCGCAGCCTGATGCCATTAACGAAACCAGCACAACCGCCGCAGCGTTAATTATTTTCATCTTTATTCCCTGAACAGTATGGATGTGAATCCATTCTATTGGCCGCCTGGTCAGGCGCTAAATAGATTAAACAGATCAATATTTCCTGATTGATCGACTTTATCGATCGTTTATACGCGCGCCGTATTCTGGCGCCATGCCCGGAGAAAACATGATTTACACAACTGGCTCCATCGCGGTCAGCGGCAACACCCTGACCGGCACAGGCACAAATTTCACCCAGGCTGGCTCACTCATCCGTAATGGCTGCACCGTACTGGTCATGACCAGCCCCGTGCAGGTATTCCAGATCACAGCCATTGGTAACGCGACCACCCTCACGGTATCACCGGCAGCCAGCCCGGCTATTCCCGCAGGTACTAAATTCGCCATTCTGCTGAGCGACAGCCTGAGCGTGGATGGCCTGGCACAGGATATTGCCGAGACGTTCAGCATGTACCAGCGGTACATGGGCGGCTTTGCTGACGTGATGAACGGCAGTGGAGATGTGACCATCACCATTAACGGTCAGCCTGTCACCGTTCCCGGCCAGAAGACGCTGGCGAAGAAGGGGGCTAACACTGACATCACCAGCCTGGGCGGGCTGACCACTGCACTGAGTATCCAGCAGGGCGGAACCGGTTCAAAATCGGCAGATGATGCGCGCAAAAACCTGGGCATAGTGGACAGTACGGGGACAGTTCCCGTTTCACTTGGTGGTACAGGTGCAAAAAGCAGTACGGATGCGCGCGTAAATTTAGGTGCGGCCTCTGCCGGTGATAATAATGATGTTACAAGTTTTTCCGGAGTAATCGCTCCCCGCGGCTCCATCAATTCACGCTTGTCTGGAGGGGCATCAGTTAAACTTGATTTGGGTGGCGCTCTGGGCACGGCAGTGAAACCTTTTAACCTGAACCTTACCCGGCTCGGAAATGCCACAAATAACTGGAATATTCAGTCCACATACGGCTACCTGGTAGGTGATGACGGATCTTTCAACGCTTCAGGACCGATAATGATTTCTACCGATGGATCTTCCACAGATCGGGTATGGATATTCCGTAACAGTGATGGTGCAATCAAAACCACTTACGGCACTATTTCCCCGGGGGCGTCCGACGAGCGAGTAAAAAATATCGTCCGGGAAATTACGGAAGAAGAGGCGATTAGATTTATCAGCGAAGTGAGACCGATACGATATGCGTTCAAGTGGCGACCGGAGCAGATAAAAGTTGGTTTCAGAGCCCAGAACATTGAAGCGCTGGATCCGGAACTGGTTGAAATTACGTCTCTGACGATTCCAGGGCTGGATGGCAGCGACATTGTAATTCAGGACGGGAAGATGATAGATCCCGGTGAAATCGGCGCGGCTTACCTGGTGCCTGTCGTGCAACAACTTCTGCGGCGCGTCAGCGAGCTTGAAGCAGAAATTAAAACTTTGAACCCGCAGGGATCGTAAAAAAGCCCCGGCGACGGGGCAGTTACATTCCGTGCCTGTCTGGTGCAGGCTACGGGGCTGTTTTAATTTTAGTCGAAAGACGATTTAACTTAAGAAAAATTACCGACGGTTCAAGCCGTTGACAAATCTTCTTGCCGCTTCGTCTTGATAAGCTCTGAAATTCAAAATACTGTGTATATAAACAGTATTAATGAAGGTGCATATCATGCCAAGAAGAGACGATATTGAGACAGCATTCAGGCAGGCCATAGTGATGGAGCCGAGCGGACGGCGAACGGTAACCACGGCAGATTTTTTGAAGGTTTTGCTCACGTTTAACTGGGACTGGACGCCGCGCGAGGCTAACCAGTGGATTGAGGGACACGTCAGCACCTTCAAAGATATCTCTCAACAAGAGGGAGAGCTCCGCACGTTCATGATGTACAACCCGAACGGAGGTCTGTGATGGGATTCCCTTCGCCAGCTACTGACTACATGGATGAAAAGATATCTCTCGACCATGAGCTGATTCGTGTACCTTCCGCGACATACTTCCTGCGCGCCGGCGCCGAGTCCCGGCGCGAATCAATAAAGAAGGGGGCTTTGCTGATTCTGGACATGTCGGTCACTCCGTTAGACGGGTCGATAGTGATGTGCCATCTGGATGAGCAGATGCGTATGCTGCGATTGCGGCTTCACCCGCGACCGAGGCTGGAGGAGCTGGATCGACCAGAAATCACTTACCCGATGACCAGTGATGATTACGACGGCCGCCTGGTATTCAAAGGGGTGATCACCTACATCATCAACGATGCCAGGACTGGGGAGTTTGACTACTGCCCTGTGATGTAATTTTGCACAGGTAGCTCACCCATCGAGTACTACACGTTGAGAGGGTGAGCCGTTGATCACACGTTATTCATTTTCGTGCGACCACATAGGCATTATGCGTTTTGAGATGAAGTAGTTCCAAATATGCAAATGGAATAACCGGAACAAGCGGTTTTGTGTGGATACGCATATTTCTACATCATAACTCTGTACCCTGTTACTGGCGATCAACGTTAGCTTTAATATTATGGGGGTACATCTGGGGGTATTTGATAAAGTGAATTTTATATTTAATATTAAAAATCAAATAATTATATGTCTATATTGAATCCTGTAGGGCATTTAAAATCAGCAGGTTACACTGATTTCAATCCAGCCCCAGACATACGCCACAGCACGCAGTAATTCGCGCATGAATGACAGGTGCTGGCTCTTTGTTGCCTGGCTCACCGGCTTCGCTACGTATGGAGGCGGCTCCCTTCCTTTCCGCAAAGCAGAATCCCGGCGCGTTTGCCAGGTACGAAGATGCCGGCGGTTGATCATCTTCGAGACCGCATCATTAACCTGTTCAGCAGTAATGGTGGAGATGTCACGCCCTGCGAAATGCTGCAGGAAAAACTCTATCTTTGTCCGATCATCGTCAAGTGACCGTTTATCTTCCTTCTCGCGCAGCCATCTGATGCAGCACTCCTCAAACGTCCTCGCCGGTAAATCACCAATCTGATCTACCCGCCACGCTTCAGCCTTTAACTTATCGTGCAGCTCCTGCGCTTGCTTTTTGTCCCCCGTACCAAGAGATCGTCTAATTCTTTTCCCTGACGGCGTAACGAAATGACAGTGCCAGACGCCGCCCCTGAGGGTGATTGACATAAAACTTCTCCTTTATGTTCACCCGCGCTCGCTGCAACAGGATCGCGCCGGGCGTGTAAATACGCAATACAAGCCGCATCGGTTGTGCGGTATTTGTTCCCGATCTTCTGCCCGGCCAATTGACCGGAATCAATCAGCCGGTAAATAGTGCGAGGAGACACGATCAGGAATTCCGCCGCCTGCTGCGCAGTGATTTGCTTTTCAGAAACCATGGTTTACTCCAGGCAAAAAGAAGCCGCCCGCAGGCGGCAAACATCAAGGAATGATAGATAGTTCTTATCGGTGCTTAGCACCCAACAGGCGACTCAGTGAATCGCCTTTAATTTGCGTCACAGGGTAGGTTCTGGGTATTCACACCATTCCACGATATGAATGTCGGCGTGTTGAATGCCCTCAATTTGGAATATCCATTCCCATTTGCCGGTCGGAACGCCACGGCTCATCCATTCAGCGCGCCAGGCAATGAGCAAGCCTTCGCCATTGAGGTCATTAACCAGTAGCCGGTGCGGTGTTCCCACTCGTAATCCGCCTGGGCGTAATCAACAGCCGTCACGAAGTCGTTATAAGCTTCGGTTGCGTTATTGTGGCTGAGACCGGCGTAAGGCGTGTTTGCTGGTGGGATAGAGAAGGTGACGAGTTGTGCCGGTGTTTCCGGGAAGAGGGCGATAATTCTCTCGCCCGGTCATCAACCCATTTTTCACGTTCAATTTCTGCGGGGCTTTTTTATGCGCCTCGCACGCGCAAACACTAACCCGAGCCTTTCAGAAAGCTGAGCCTGAGAACAACCGATGGCATCATTGCGGCCTTTCGGGTGACGGTTGTTCTGTGCGACAGGTTTATCTTCCTGAAAGGAATCGACCATGACATATCCAACTACAGCATTTCTGCATGTTCTGCGGATAACTCAACAATGCGTCTGATTTTAATGACATTATGATAATGTCATCTACTGGTTCTGTAAGGCCATTAACAGGAGTTTTATATGGCGCAGCAAGCGCAAGAAGAGGGTAGCTTACGATTGTTGAGGCTGGGTGAGATAAAACTGGCTAAGTCTGTGTTTGGCGATTCTATCCAATATCATAAAGTCTGGATTCATCATGACAGTTATTTGCCTTTAGGGATGCAAAACCAATACGCAGCGCTGGCCCCGAATGGGGAACTTTATTTTCGTTACTGGTACCAGGACGATTTTTCTAAAGCAGCTGCTGATATGCAATACCTTTTCATCCATGAAATGAGCCACGTTTGGCAGCGTGAGAAAGGAATGTATGTAAAGCTTCGTGGTCTTTTCCGTTGGGCCGTAAGCTATCGGTATGGACTGGATAAACGAACCCTCAGACAGTACCCGTTAGAGCAGCAAGCGCAAATAATTGCTGATCATTTTTCTTAGAGACATTTGGCTACGCTCAATGGCTGGTGTTAAGGGGTAAAAACTATGATGTCGTATCGTATGATGGCGAGCTTGACGAGGCCGTTGTTAGTGGGCGGTACAAACATACGCTGAGGGGTTTTCCGAATGTTTAAATTCTCGAAAGCATGGTTGTTTTCTATTTTCCTTCTGAGTGGCTGCCCTGGACAAGGTGACAGATTAACCCCGAGTGAAACAACAAAAGTAAAACTGATTTCAAATGACGTGTGTTTTAACGTGCCAGAATCTGAAGATTTTCAACCTTCTATTATAATTATTGCCCCAAGAAAAACGCCTCATAAAGAAAGATGGTATCGCGAACACCCCTCTCTTGAGGTCAGAAATGGGAGTCTGTGCATCCCACCGACATTCTACTCATTTACACCTGATACGCCTTACATCGTCGAATATTTGCTTACCTCCTTATCAAAAAGTAATTCTGGTGCTTCAAGACATGTTGTCGTGGGCTTTGAACTTACCAGCGGCAGGGTTCACCAGCTCGTTTTAGATAAAAGTGAGATCAGCCAATAAGAAACTTATACCAACTCCGAATCATGATCGACTAACTCTGCGTACCTCAAAGCCGCCTCCGGGCGGTTTTTTATTGCCATCACAATGGGCAGCCCCATCGTAATGGCATAACCATAAGGGCAATAACATGTCCGACACCTACCAAATCACCATTACCACCACATCAAAAGAAACCTTCACCGGAAAGATGAAACGTAGCCAGCCTGAGCTGGTCAACGTTACCTATGGCACGGCAAGTGGAAGCGTAACAAAGGATATTAAGGTTTCGGTAGACCTTATCAACGTCACTCAGGCAGATGACGGTTCAGTGACGAATCCGGTTAAATATTACACATTTTATTTCAATAGCCTCACCGGTACGGATGTCAATAACACACCGGCAAACGCCACTGTTAACACCACCAAGTTTATTCTCAATGATAACCAGGCGCTTGCGGCGGGGCCGTTCTTCTCGCCGCTGGCGGGCAGTGAGCTGTGGATTCATTTCATGGCTCAACTTGGGGACGGAGAGGGAGCGTATTACAAAATAACGCTCTGGAGTGTGTATGACGATAACAGCCAGGTTCCGGGCACTACGCAGACCCTGACAGGAATCTTTTTAACAGCCGCGGCAGATCTGACGTCATTTACAAGACTGTGAAGGTGACGCCATCCGGCGGGTTTGGTCGGTACTCTGTAACCATTCTCAAAGCCAACAACTCCAGCGACAGCAATAGCCTGCAGATCGCCGAAATTCACTCTGTGCGGATTCTGCAGAATCAGGTGCATGCTGACGATACTTTCGTCCGGGTTACGGTTCAGGCGACGGAGCAGGCCACTGGCGTTCGTGACAGGAAATACAATGCGCTGGTGAAGCGCCACACCATCAGCTACGACCTGGCGACAAGGATGGTGGATTATACACTGCGCCCTTCGCGCAATTTCGCTGATGCTGTCCCGCATACATGGCTGGTCATGGGGGAACAACCCGAGAAAACGATCGACCTGTATGAACTCTATCGAATCGCTGGGAGCATTACGCCGGCTGAACTCGGTTACTTCGATTACACCTTTGACGATGAGGATGTCTCTCTCGGCGCGCGCGTGGAGATGATCTGCAACGCAGCTCGCGTCATTGCCTTCTGGGATAACGGTGTTCTGACGTTCAGTCGTGAAGAGAAACGCACCACGCCAGCAGCGCTCTTCAACCGATCAAATAAGAAGGGAGAAGAGTTCAGGCTCACATATGACATGCGTATGCCGGGCCAGTATGACGGCGTTGAAGTGGAGTATGTCAGCCCGCTAACCAATAAAAAAACTACCTTCGTTACCGCATTACAGCAGCGGGAATTGTTGAGGCCGCTGCGCAAACGCCACTAAAGATAACGCTGAACGGTTGTCGAAATGAGGCTCAGGCGCGTGACAGGGCTCTTCTGGAGGTGAGGAAGTTGCTTTTCTCCCGCCTGCGGATGTCGGGAAAGGTACTTGCCGACGGGGACTATGTTTATCCTGGCGACATGATCATCTTCACCGACACGTACGATATCAACCAGCAGGAAGGCTACATTATCGCCCGCTCCGGTAACAACTTCGATACAAGTGAGCGGATCACCTTTGACAGTGGGATGTGGGTTGTTATCACCGACTCGTTGGGGAACACCACTGCGCGATATCCAGCTTATCCACGTTCAGATACAGACTTCGGTTTTTCTGCATCCATACCAGCCATTCAGCTCAATATCTTTGACGGTTATACGGTGCAGTCTCCGTCCCGGTATGTAATAGCCACCCAAGCAGAACTCGACTTGACTCATGGACGATAGCCGAGAAAAAAACAAATCTAGGCGGAACTACTTCCCTGACGCTGACTGAATATAAAGATCTGATTTACCCATAAGTCTTTCCTCCAACCATCCAACCCAGCCAATGAGCCGGGTTTTTTATGGAAAAAATATGGCTACTACACCGACAAACTTACCAGTTCCGAGTGAGACCTCGCGTGATCTGAAATTCAACGCCGGGAAAATTGATGAGTTCGTTACCTCGCTGGTAAACACTTATATTGACCGGTTCGGGAATGAGCATTACACCATAGAAGGCCTGGCTGGCTGCCTGGCTGGCTGGCGCAGCAGGCAATCGCTCAGTGTGGCTGGATACCACTGGGTACATTTCAAGAGGGGGGCCATAATCACCCTTCCTAATCAGATTTCAAAAGACGAAACCGATAATGAATTTTATCGATGGGATGGCGCACTATCCAAGAATGTACCTGCTAACTCAACGCCAAACTCCACCGGAGGCACTGGCGTTGGAGCATAA